GTCTTGTCGCTGCAATCTGCTCGTATTACCACGCCATTTCAGGTTGTTCCGTTACTGGCACTAGCTTGCGGTTCATTCATTCACTTGTGAACGAGATCAAAAGCTATTTGCCTTGGCATCAAAGTGGTTCCAGTTGGATTGACGTTTTGGACCAGCTTTATAACAACACCAAACGTGTTGTTAAGAGCGCCCTTGGCGAGAAAATCGTCAAGGTCTTCAACCACGTGGTTGCCCTGGCCATGTACAAGAAGGCCGGACTTGAGCTTGATCCCATTTTGTTTGGTGAGATTGAGAAAAAGAAGATTCGTCCCACAGTTTGGGACGTCATGTCTTTTGCAGATGCCATAACTGGCCTAGTCCTGTTTTTGTGTAAGGCTGGTAGACAGGCTCTTGCTACGGGCAATGTGGACTGTTTCTTCATCGACGATGGCGTTCTGAGTGAGTGGATTGAAAAAGCTTCACGCCTCAGGAAGGACTACGAATTCACAGGCAACCCGGCCGCAGTTGGGATGGCTCTACCTAGCTACATCAACGATGTCAAGGATTGTATTGCCACCGGTAAGCAGTTGCAGAAACATTTTCGCAAGGGACGCGAAGCTACCACACTCATGAACATACTCTTGGAACTCGAGACCGTCCTGAAGCGCCTTGATCTCTCGCTCATGGCTGCTTCGTTTCGACGGGCTCCTGTTGGCGTGTTTCTTTATGGTGGTGCAGGTGTGGCCAAATCTCACATTGCGCTTGGGCTTTTCAACCATTATTGTGCCGTCCGTGGTATTGATAAAGAGTGCGCCACCATGTGGACCCGCACAGAGAATGACGACTACTACAGTGGTTACAAGTCACATTATGCCGGCGTTCTCTACGATGACGCTGCGAAGTACCGTGTTGGTAAAATCCAGGGCATTGATCCTTCAATAGGCGACATCATCAGTGCTATCAACAACATCCAATTTGTCACTCCCCAAGCTGACCTGCCGGACAAAGGCAAGATCCCTTTCCGTTCAGAGTGGGTCGGTGTTACGAGCAACGTTGACGATCTGAATTCGTCGTACTACTTCAATTGCACTGGTGCTTTCTTGCGCCGCTTCGCTGTTCGTATTACTCCCAGAGTCAAACCAGCGTTCTGTCTACCTGGTGAAGAGCGAATCGATCCTGCTAAGATACCTGCAGGTGAACAATACCCGGATCTTTGGACGTTTCAGGTGGATGTCCCAGTGGTCACCAGGGACTCTGGGCACTTTGTTCCCACCCACACTTTTGAACATTATGCTGACTTGTTGGAGTACATGACAACTGTGTACGAGAAACACATTGAGAAAGAGACCAAACTTATGGAATCCGTAAGTGTGATCGGACCGGAGAAAGTGTGCGATTGTCGTCTCCCGGTTTCACTTTGTAAGTGCCTCGTGTTGGATGATGGCACCCGCACTACTGTGCCTGAGGACGGCACTATGCTCTTTGGTAGTATTTCCGTGCTGGTTCAGTCAGGTGACGGTTGCACAACGCAACATTGGGAGCGCGTGAATGAATTGCAGAGGCACAAACACGTGACCTACTTGACCTATTCTAAGGATAAGGTTGTGGCCGCGTTTTTGAAACAAACCTACGATGACCCCCTGGTTAGCAAGTGGTTTGACCCTTGTTACTGCGATGCGGAAGTTGGTAAGACCGACGATGAGATCGTGCGCTTTTTGTGTGACCACATAGACAAGAGCGTCGAAGAGTTCATGTCCGTCGAGGCCAGAGACCGTTTGAACCATCTTAGCGATGGGGCGTTTAGTGCAGTTGAGGACACGCCGGACCTCACCTACTTGACGTTCGAACCTAGCTTCGGCAGGCGGGGGTTTTTCATCCAGTCACAAATGTCAGCGCTGCGTGACAAGGTGCTCCACTATCTGCCAATGTTCACGCCCAAGGAAGTGGCTCTTCTGGATGTGTATTTGGAAGAGGAGGCACCCAAACACATAGCCGCGGGTTGGTCAGTCAGCTCCATCATTAGAGGTGGTCACGATTATGTGAAGCACTACTCTAAGGCTATTGAGGACCCAGCTAGAACGGAAGTTAGAGAGTTTCTTTTGGGCACTAGAACCAGCAAGTGGTATGAACATCTGGGTGTTTGGTTCGCTGGACAGTACTTCGAGAGACCATGGATCTACTCTACTGTGAATTACTTGACCCAGTTTCGGATTTGTAGGTACATCGCAGCCCAATCGATCAGACGCTCTGCGCACCCTCGTGCAGCGCTTATGATGGAAGGTGCCCGTATCGACAGGGAGCGTGAGGGTGGCAATGCCGTCCTTATGGCGCTTGCTGGTGTGATAGGCGTGGTGTCTGTTGCCGCCCTCATGTTGCAGTTCTACTCATTGTTCAGACCTCGAGAACATGAAGCGCCCATCTCACCGTCTGAGTGTGACACACAGACAGATTTTGACCCCTCTGAACCTGATTGCGACGTGGCGTCACATCGCGAGTGCGTCGCACAGATGGACTTGGAGTCCGTTGGTAAACGTCCTGTGGTTCGTAGTAGTGACAAGGAGAATGTTTGGGTGGTCAAGGAGCT